CGAACTGTTTAGTAATATTACATTAGTCAGATACAATCCAGACCAAACAGAACAAGAACGTTTTGTTGTTCCTATTGACTATGCAACAAAAGAATTGTATGTAATGCGTATTCAAGGTGACCCAAATTTGGATAAAAAAGTTCAAATGACTTTGCCTCGCATGTCATATGAAATGGATGGACTAACATACGATTCGACAAGAAAACAGAACACAAACATACAAAACTTTGCAAAAAATAATGGTGCAATACTGTCACAATACATGCCAGTACCATATGATTTTGACTTTTCTTTGTATCTTTATGTAAGAAACATTGAAGATGGCAACCAAATCATTGAACATATTTTACCATTCTTTGCACCAGATTATACAATCAAAGTGAACATGATTCCAGAGATGGGTATAGTCAAAGAAGTTCCAGTGATTTTGAACGATGTTAAATATGATGTTACATATGAAGGTGACAGAGATTCTGATACCAGAATGGTTATTTGGACGTTGAACTTTACGGCCAAAGGTTTTGTGTTTGGTGCAAATACAAGTGCTAACTTGATTAAAACATCTATCACAAACATATACAATGAAATTTCTACAGAACAAAACATCAAATTCAACATGAATACTGGTGGTTCTGGTGATTATATTATCGGAGAATCTGTCTATCAAGGTGTAAGTCCAACATTATCAACAGCATCAGCTACTGTTGTTGCTTGGGAATTTAATAAAATATTAACAGTTTCAAACATGAACGGAAACTTCCTTTCTAACACAGCACTGATTGGCCAAAACTCAAATGCTAATTGGTCATTCTATGGATATAACTTGGTACCACAACAAATGGCTAGAATAATCGTTGTTCCAGAACCAACGGATGCAAATGGAAATGTTTCTTATACATACTCCACAGACATAAAAGAAACAATCGACATTCACGCATTCACCACAAATACAAATTTTGCTGGCGACTTAAACACAGAAGTTGGTGTGGACGATTTGAACAAAGAACAAGAAAAAATTACAGACCTAAGTCAGGGAACATAAAATGTCAAGAACCTTACAATTCAAGAGACAATCTGCGGCCGCTATTGCCAATACAACAGGTGCAAACGGTGAACTTATAATCGATAGCACAAATCATACAATTACTGTGCACGATGGTGTTAATGCTGGTGGTAGTCGTCTTGCTACAGAAGGTTTTGCACAGCAAAATCCAGGTGCAAATGCAATCTTTTTTCAGTCAAATGCTGCACTTTCACTTGCTTTGACAGCATACGGACAGGCATTAACTAGTACAATTTTAGCCGCATATGCGTTTAGACAAGCAAATTCTGCATTTGATAAAGCCAATACGGCTTCAGGAAATGGTATTTCTTCACTATCAAACACAGGAAATACTGGTTCATCAACACAAACTTATACCACATTATTAGATACGCAAGGTGTTTTACACATACCACAAAGTAACACGTATTATGCACACATTAGAGGTGATACACCAAATGGTTTGCAACTTGAAGGTGCTGAGGTTGTTATAACCGCAAACAATCCGGGTACAAGTTATACAACTTCCAATTCATGGTATTTCAATACAGATGGTAGTACTACTTTTCCGGGTAATTTGCAACTCAATAAATTGTATTTGAATTCGCTTAACGTAGGCACATTGAGTTTTTATGCATCTGGATTGTTTGGAACTTTCTCTGCAAATGCAAACACATACCAACAAGTAATATTGCAAAATTCAAACACAGGAACACAAGCATCGGCCGACTATGTTGTGTCAAATTATTATAGCACAGACGGTTTTCTGTATGGAGATTTTGGTATCAATGGTCCAAATTTTGTTGGATCAGGTTCATTAAATACAGCAAACAATGTATATTTGTATGCAAATAACACAGATTTGGCTATAGGAACCGCCTCACAAAACGTATTACACTTTGTTGTAAATGGTGGAGCAACCGATGCCATGAACATCAGTTCTTCTGGAGTAAACATTGGTCAAGTATCCATCGACAACAATGGAAATATCAAAGCGAATACTATTGATTTTGGTGGCGCAAGTCTTTCCACATCACATTGGGGTGGCCAAGGCCTTGTATCAGAAGCAAATAGTGCTGCGGGTATAGGCTACAATTTAATGAATATCTCAAATGAATATAATGGCAATTTAGGAGATATCTATATTCAGGCCAATGGAAATACCGTATTTGCAGCTATTGATACAAATGATGGTACAACACAACATACTTTTAATTTTGGAAGTGACGGCTCACTAACTATACCTAATAAAATTATTTTTGCAGATAATAGCACATTTAATGGCAACACACTGATTACAGGCTTATTAGATTTACAAAGCACAAGCAATACATTGATACAAACCAGTGCAGCTGGTGGTGCAAAAACTTGGAACTTTACATCATACGCAGAACAAATTTGGCCAGATAACACTGTTCAAACAACAGCATTCTCAAACACTTATATAAGTCAGATATTGAGCAATGCAAATACCGCAAACACACCAAGTGCTACATCTAACGCTGCATTTGTAAAAGCGAATGCTGCATTTACACAAGCTAATTCTGCTTTTGCAGCGGCTAATGCAGCAGCAACAATAATTCCACAAAATGCACAAGCATCAAATTATGTTTTGGCCAATACAGATGCAGGTAAACACCTTTATTATACCAATGGTTCACCTGTAAACTTGTATATTCCTTGGACATCAAATACAACATATGCAATTGGTACATCAATCACAATTATTTCTCATACAAGTTCAAATGTGACAGTAACACCAAATGTTGGTGTGAACATGTATCTTGCTGGCAACACAACAAGTGCTTCACGCAATGTTACAACATACGGTATGGCAACACTAATTATGACTGCTGCCAATACATGGTACATTAATGGTTCTGGAGTAGTATAATGCTCAGTTCAATGATGATTATGAATAATGTGGTTTATATAAACACGGCCAACTTAACCATGGTTCAAGATAGTTTATATTACAATCTAGACATGGCAAATTATACGTCAGGTAACACTTGGCCAGATTCTAGTGCCAACGCAAGAAACTTTACATTCTATGCAGGTAATGGCACAACTACTCCTTGGACAAGCACATCTAACGTAGTTAATTTGGGAACTAAAACTGCTTACTTCCACGCAAACAATTCAAATTGGGCCAAAGCACCTAGTGCATTTATGAATCCTAGTTTAAATTATACTAAAGGTGCTGTGATTCGTGGTAATGGTTCAAACACAGTTCCAATGGGCGCAGGTTACTTGCAGTGTTCTGCTGAAGCGAGAGATACAACTTGGTTCAATAATGGAACACAAGCATTTGGTGCTGGCAATCATTATAATGGTGCTACATATTCTGATGTAACTCAAACCACAGGCGCAGAAGCAAACAACACTTGGTATTATGTAAGCGTATCATATAGTACAACAGCCGGATGGACTCTATATGTTAATGGAAATCTTGTTGGTAATAGTGCTACTGTATTACCTGGACCAACATCAACCACTCCAGTTATTGGTGCAACACAAACATCTCCAGGTTTTAATGGTGATATAGCTGCGGCTCACGCATACAGTAGAGTCTTGTCTGCGACCGAACACCAACAAAATGCTACATACTGGTTGTCTAGATACAATGGTTCTTTACCATCTTAACATTTTATAAAAACTATGAGTACATTTGAAAAAAATATGGAAGAAATCTTTGATGTGGTACCAACACCAAAGGCACCTGTCGTACAAAAACAACAAGTGCCTGCTGCTGTATCGCAAGAAAATCTTGAAGAAGATTTGTCTGATGCTTATGAACAAACTAAAGCCAATCTACAAGATTTGATTGACCAAGGTAAAGATGCAATGGCAGAGATTCTACAGATTGCAAAAGATGGTCAACATCCAAGAGCATTTGAGGTATATGGTACTCTACTTAAAAATGTGGTAGATGCCAATAAAGAACTTCTTGCAGTACAAAAACAAATGCGTGAGATGGATAAAAAGAACCAAAACACCACAACAAATATCGATAAAGCGGCTTTCTTTGTCGGCTCAACTTCAGAACTGAATAAGTTGATTAAGGGTATGAATGAGTGATAATAAAGACAGTTACCGTGACAATCCTCTACTAAAGAAAGTTGGCATACAGATAAAATACACTCAAGAACAAGTTGAGGAGTATTTAAAGTGTGCTAAAGATCCGGTATATTTTGCAGAGCATTACATCAAGATTGTCAACGTTGACCGTGGTTTAATGCCATTTGAAATGTGGGACTTTCAGAAGGACATGATTCGTCTGTTCCACAAGAATCGTTTTGCTATCACTAAATGTCCTCGCCAGGTTGGTAAAACCACCACCTCCGTGGCTTATCTTCTTTGGTTGACATTGTTCAACGACACACAAAACGTAGCCGTCCTAGCAAATAAGGGTTCTCTTGCACGTGATATTCTTGCAAAGTACCAGTTGGCATATGAAAACTTACCAATGTGGTTGCAACAAGGTGTTGTAATCTGGAACAAAGGTAACGTGGAACTAGAAAATGGTTCTAAGATTCGTGCTGACTCGACATCTTCTGCTGCAATCCGAGGTGGTTCTTTTAACTGTGTATTCTTGGACGAGTTTGCTTTCGTTCCACCAAACATTGCACATGAATTCTTTAACTCTGTTTACCCTGTAATTTCATCAGGTAAAACGACCAAGATTATTATTGTGTCTACACCTAACGGTATGAATCTGTTCTACAAGATGTGGATGGATGCAATTGGTAAGAAAAGTGGTTATCAACCATTTGAAATTCACTGGTCAATGGTACCAGGTCGTGATGAGGCATGGAAAGAAGAAACAATTCGTAACACTTCTGAAGAACAATTCAGACAAGAGTTTGAATGTGAGTTCTTGGGTTCTACCAATACACTTATCTCTGGTCAGAAACTTGCACAAATGGTATACATGG